AATTCTATGGGGTAATTTTATGCCAGCTATAGAAGTTAGACAAAAAGGTGATTGGCATAAGACTGAGAATTTTCTCAGTAAATTGTCAAAACAAGTATTTTTTAAACATTTAGATCAGTATGCAAAATTGGGGGTTCAGGCTTTAAGTGAAGCAACCCCCATTGATACTGGTTTGACTGCTAATTCATGGGATTACGAAATCGAAGTTACAGGAGATTCGGCAACAATAACTTGGACAAACTCGAACATAAAAGAAGGCTGGTTTAATGTGGCAGTTGCGCTTCAGTATGGACACGGAACTGGTTCTGGTGGGTATGTTCATGGAATAGATTACATAAATCCGGCAATGCGGCCGGTATTTGAGCAAATAGTGAAAGACATTTGGATGGAGGTGATTAGACTAGAATGAATAATATTGAGAGTAGAGTTCTCGAAATGAAGTTCGATAATGAACAATTCGAGTCTGCAGTCGCTACCACCATGTCTACACTTGATAAGTTTAAAGAAAAACTTAAGTTCGATGATGTTGGCAAGGGTATACATAAATTAGGCCAGGCAACTGCTGGTTATGAGTATACTTTGAATGATGTTGGAACATCCCTTTCTAATCTTGAGAGATATTTTGCTTCTTGTGGAACCATCGGTGCAAAGATATTCGATACTTTAACTACTAAAGCAGCAAATTTTGTAACTAATGGTATTGGTAAAGTTATAAGCAGCATTACCGAAGGTGGTATGTCAAGAGCAATGAATCTTGAGCAAGCTAAATTCCAAATGGAAGGAATTCTTGGAGATGCTAAAAAGGTTCATAGAGTAATTTATGATGATATTCTTCCGGAATTACAAGGAACACCGTATTCTCTTGACCAAGCCGCGGTAGTTATCGGACAATTAACTGCTTCTGGTAAAACTAGTTCGGAACAAATAAAAAGAGCTATTCGTGGTATGGCCGGACTTGCTGCTATGACTGGACATGAGCTTTCTGATGTAGGTCGAATATATACAAAGATTGCTGGCAACGGTGTTATGATGGCAGAAGAGCTTAATCAGCTTTCTGGTTATGGCGTTAACGCTGCTGCTGATTTAGCTAAGTTCTATAAGGGGGTTGAGAAGGGTAGCTATCAATCTACTCAGAAGACTCTGGAGGACATGGCGAAAATCAAAGAAGCATATGGTGAATTTACCGAAGGTACAATTCGTGAGGCTGCTTCTAAAAGAATGATTTCGTATGGATCGATGGCAGCAGCAATGGATGCTCTATACGGTGCACATGCTCAGAAATCTATTCAGATGTATACCGGTGCTTTGGAAGATCTTAAAGCAGCTTTTGCGAGAATTGGTGCTGAGCCAGCTACTCTTAAGTTAAATTTCTTAAGAGATGCATTTAATGCTTTAGTACCAGCAGTTGATGCCGTAAATGCCGTAATTAAACCGTTTTGGAATACTGCTAGGTCAACTGATAAAGTATTTAAAAAAGTTCCGGAATATGTCAAACCGTTTACCGGTTCTCTTTCTAAAAAAGTTCAAGAATTTGGTTGGTCGTTTCAAAAATTATTTGTCAAATTAGACAAGAATAATGAAATAGTTCGAGTTACTAGAGACAATTATAAAAAACTTGGTCTTGAAATGAGAGATCTCGGTAAGGGAACTGTTGAGTTTTATAAAAAACTTAAAAAGGGCGGCGAACAAGTTTACGATGAAAAACAAGCCATGATGAACCCTAAGATGCTTAAGACCATAACAAATTTAACAAAAGGCATGGTTAACATTTTTAAAGCTCTTGGTAAGACTATAAGTGCTATTGGCAAAGGAGCAAAAAAAGCGCTCCCTAAAGTAACTTTTGACCAAATTGTCTCTCTATCAAAACATATAAAGAATTTTACAAAATCGTTGATTCCATCAGAACGGATGTTTTGGAAAATTCGTAATGCGGCCCAAGCAGCATTTACTCCGATTAATATATTAATAAAAGCTTCAATAGGAGTAGTTAAATTACTTAGCAGGGTTTTATCAGCATTATCGCCGGTTTTTAAACCGGTTTTAGATAATCTATTAAAAATTATAGATCGTTTTAATATATTCATTATCGATCTCGGTTATGCTGCTGGTCATATTGGAGCTGCAATATCTAATTTTATAAATTTCGGGGCGACTATTTTAACCGTTATTGCTGATGTATTTAAACTCAATAAAGTAGTCGATTCAATACAGAATGGCTTTAGAAAGTTTACCACTGGTATAGTTGATTTCTTTGCGAATGCAGGTAATAAAATTGTTGCATGGTCGAAAAAACTTGAAGCTTTTTCCAGGGATCTCAATCTCGATGAGACAACGGAAAAAGTTGAACGTATCACAACTGCGGTTAAAGATTTCTTTGATGTTGCGCTTCATTTAGATGAATTAAAACAGGGGCTCCATGATTTTTGGGAACCTATAAAAGAATTCTTAGATTCTCATGATATTTGGGGGACTATAATAGATAAAGTCAAGGACGCAATTAGTAAGTTCTCGGATTTTGTAGGGCTTCATACTGATGTTGATACATTAACAACTTCACTGGAAAATCTTCAGGAAAAAATTGGTAATTTTACGGCTAGTCCTGCGAGTAAGATTAAGACTTGGCTTGGAACTATTGGTAAATCGATCGCGGATTTCCTAAATAGTCTTAGTGAAGCCGGCTATGTTATGCCGTGGCTTAGAAAGAACTTCAAGATTGTTGATTTTGTTTATAAGCTTGGTCAACCAATAAAGCGTATGTTCGAACCGCTTGGTCAAAGTATTGTTGATTTTGTGAAATCATTTGCTGGAATAGAGACGACCGGTGAATTGGTCGATAAGGCAGGGCAGATGATCAAGAATGGATTCGAAAAAATCGTAGCTGCTGTCGGAATTTTGTTTAATAAAGATACCGGTGATAAATTAAAAAACGTAAAAGATACGCTGTTCGATAAAACGTTCATTGATAATTTAGATAAAATCGGATCTAAATTTGAAACGGCAATCAAGCCATTTAGTGATGCGTTTAATGAATTCCATACCGGTATTAGTAAATATTTAGATACACTAGATCCACAATCTGTAAAAAAAGTACTTGTTTCTTTGATTCTTTTAGGTGTGTCTATTAGTTACATGTCAACTCTGCATAGTGCAAAAAAGACTATTCAGGGCTTCTTGATCATTTTAGATAAATTTGCAGAACTTCCGAAAGCAATGAGTTTAGTTGCGGCTGGTTTTAAAGATGTATTAACTGCATTTAAAGGTATTGCCAAAGCAGTAACCGGTATTGCGTATATTTTAGCAATAGCCGCGAGTTTGGTTATATTTGCAGCAGCTTTAAAGATACTTAGTACTATTGATGTTGGTCATTTGATAATTGGCACTGCAATTCTTGGAACTTGTGTGCTTGCTATTGTGTTCTTATTGAAATTTATTAGTAAATTAGATCTTTCGGAAACCGGTAATAAAGCTCTTAAACTTGGTATTGCTATTGTTTCTGTTGCCGCTGCTTTGATGTTATTAGCTCTTGCCATTAAGTTAATGGTTGACGTTGGTGTTTCTAATAGTTGGCAAGATGTTGGTAAAGCTGTCGGATTGATAGCAGCTTTAATATTAATTCTCGGAGCGTTTGGAGTTGCTTTGTCGAACAGAGCAATTAGTAAAAATATTAGCAATCTTGGTTGGACTATGGTCGGCATTGGTAGCGGTATGAAGTTAATAGCCGAGGCTTGTAGAATGTTTGCTAATGAAATGGACCCGGATGCTATGCAACGAGGGGTCAGTGCTATAACTCAGATAATGATTATGTTCGCGGTATTTGCTGCGGCAAATTGGCATGGTGCTGCAGTTGGTAAAGCTGCATTTGGAATTATAGGTATAGCTGTTGCTCTTGCTTTAATAGCAAGAACGATGAATTATATTGTAAAGAACCTTAAAACTAAACAAATTGACGCCGTTACTAGTGCGATTTCTCAAATAATAATGTTCTTTAGTTTATTTGCATTTATGGTTGGTCTTGCATCAAAACTTGGTGCTGGTAGTCTAACAGCTACAGCTATGGTACTTTCAATGGCTTTATTTGTTAAGGTTCTTGCTGATTCTATGATTTTAATGGCTTCTCTTATTGAAGGAGGAAAGTTAGATAAAGTTACCGAGGTAATGCAGGCATTTATGGCTATGATGGCCGCTATGATGGTCGTTTCGGCGCTTGGTGGAATGGGTACTGCTGCTGGTCCGGCTGCTGTTGCTGCACTTGCTGTTGCATTAGCAGGTTTAGCATATTCTGTATATCTGCTTGGAACAATGCCTTTATTAGATGTTATTCAAGGATTTAATCGTCTTTGGATCGTTCTATTAGGATTGATTGGCGTGGTTATAGGTGTTGGTCTTGCTATGGATGCGTTCACCAAGATGGTTAGTGCAAAGGATGCATTAGGAATTCTTGCTGTAGCTGCCGGAATGTTAATGTTTGTGGTGGTAATTAGAATGCTGGCCGATCTTCCGATAGATGCTTTAATAGTGTCTATGGTTGGACTCATTGGTATTATATTTAGTGTTGGTGTTGTTTTATCAACGCTTGGAGATATTGCAGGGCCGGGTCTTTTGATCGTTGCGGCAGCATTTGCATTACTTGGTGCAGCAGCGCTATTTGTTGGTGCTGGATTGATGCTCGTTACTTTAGCACTTTCAGCATTAATACCACTCATAATTGCTTTAGGTGGTGTTGATACAGATGCTTTGGCTCAGGGTCTTAATGTATTACTAATGGTAGCCGAGGGGCTTAAAGAAGTATTTTATAATATCGCTGATGGTGTGATGTACTTTGGTCTTGCTATGACTTTAACCGCAGTTTCACTTATATTATTTGCGGTAAGCATTACGTTAACAAGTTTATCGCTTATTATTGCAGCTGCGGCTGTTCTTATATTGGCAGGTGCATTTGCGGTATTGGGTTCGGTACTTGACGCGTTTGTACCACAGATAAAAGATTCTGTGCTTGGTACTTTAGGAAATCTTATTACTAAGGTCGGGGAATTCTTTGGAAATTTAAGAGAAGAAAAGGACAATCTTACAAAAGAACTTGAGGCTACTAAAGAAACGAATGCCAAAGCAGCCGAAGAAAGTACTAATGCAGCAAAAGAAAAATACGAAGAAGGAACTCAAGATATTCAGAATTCGTTAATCGGACGCTATTTAAATAACGGTTCGGTACTTGATGCTGCTGAAGAGTCTGGTGAAGAGGAAGGTAAAGCTAATATATTAGGCTTTACTAATGTTATTTCGTCCGAAGGCCCTGGGGAAATAGCCGGAGCATTTGATGGAATTGTAAGTGAAGATACCTTTATGGGGATGTTTGATGCAACTGATGTTAGCGCAGCTAAAATTCCTAAGATATTTGGTACATCTGTCAGTAACAATGCCGAATATGCTGAAGAAGGGGTTGCTGAGATGGCCAATAAAGCAGCCGATGGTGCATCCGATGCTGATGAATCATTTGTAAAATCAGCACAGAATAGTGCCAAGAAATGGGCAGATGCTCTTGAGGAATCTGAAGAACCTAAGAGTAAAGCTAAATCAATGGCTAAAGCTGCTGCTGATGTAACAGATAATTCGGATATTGGTTGGAGTTCTGCCGGTAAGAATGCTGCTTTGGGTTTTGCGCAGGGTATAGCTACCGGAACTCCAATTTGGGTTACGTCTGCAGCAAGAGCTATGGCTAGAGCGGCAATCAATGCTGCAAAAGAAGAATTGGATCAGAACTCACCATCAAAAGTGTTCATCAAGATAGGTAAATCAGTAGGCGAAGGATTTGCAATGGGTATTGATGCTATGACATCCAATGTAATCAAGACTACTGAAGATCTTATGGATACAAGTATCGGTTCTGCTCGTCTGGCTGCCGCGGCAATCAATGCTGCTACAAACATCGACGAATTTACTCCGACAATTACCCCGGTGGTAGATTTGTCAAAAGTCGACGAAAGTGTCAATCAGATGGGTAATATGTTTAATACCGCATTTGGTGTGACAACTCCGTTCGGAGCGATGAATGCTGCGTATGCTGCCAGTTCTTTCGCTGATTCGAGAAATCAAAATGCAAGAACAGATTCTATCAATAAGCTTGCTAATAAGATAGATGCGATGACAGAGACCATGAATTCGAGGTCTCTTAATGTTTATAATACGATAGATGGTGCTTCTGATCCTGAGATGTTTGCGGACAATCTTGTCAGAAGCTTCAGGTTAAATGCGAGGACGGTATAATGGCGACAGATAAGACTAAAACACCTTCAAAGTCGGGTCTTTCCATTGCAAGAAAGAACAACAATTTCGTCCTCACATGGACACCTTGTAAAGACTGTGAAGATCAGGATGTAAAAGTTTATGTAAACAATGAATGTGTTCATACAGAGGATTTAGGGGCTTCTACTAAAAAGTACACATATACTATTAATAGGTCGAATTTCTTTCCGAATAAGGTTACCCAAACTGTAATAGAGTATGTAAACGGCCAAGGAAGAGCAAGTACAAAACAATTTGAAGGCCCTAAACTTAAAGAAGTTGCTTTTAGACTTCGTCAGAAGCAAAAAAAGAAAAAGACTTCTGAGTATTCGGATCAGAAAGAATTTACGATTAAGGCGCCAAACGAGCCGAAGTATGTTCTTCCTGCTCAGGATAGCAATAACAACAACGTGTTTACTTATTCCTGGGAGAAAGATGACGATGATGGGGATTACAGTACTGGTCATGTAATGTTTACTCGCTATCGTTGGGAAACTTGTCTTGTTCCAGAAAGTGAGAGTGCAGACTGGGATCTTGCTAAATCTCAAAAGATTACAACTATAGATCCAGAGAATCATTCAAGAAGTGAAAATCAAAATTCTTATGGTAATCTATCTGCAGATGCTATAAAGCAGGTAATAATAGTAGAAAAAGAAGCCGACATAACCGCCAAGAAAAGAAGATACTTTCGAGTTAGGGCTATTGGACCTCGAGGTCAGTCGTCTTGGCGCAATAGTAGCCACCATCTTGGAGGTTATAAAGAAGTAAAAGTTCCTACTAATAGTACTTCTTATACAGGAACTGATTCGACCGGAACAAGTGCAATAATTAATCTTGATCTCGGCACTGGTTATGCTGATGACTCTATTCAGGTTCAGTATGCCATAACTACTCCAAAAGTAAATACGACGACAGATAGCGAAAATAATGTTGTTCATAGCAGTTTGGCTCTTCCAGACGGATTTGATAGTTGGACCACATATGAGACGTATGCGGGAACTGGAAAAAAAGATAAAATCACTCTTGATGTTCCTCAGCAGGTTGCTGATAATGAGGTACTGTTTGTCAGAGTCAATAGAATTCACGATAACATAACTACTTATGGGTCACCGACGTTAATGAACAACAGAAAAAAGAATGTTCAATCGCCAACGAAAGATGACCCGACTAATGTGAAAACAGTCAATAATCACGTTGTATATTCTCTTAGTTCTCCAACTTTAGAGGGGGTTGTTATCGCTGAGAATTCGCATACTGTAACAGTAAGCGTTAACAACACGTCCGGTATAACTGGCTCGTTTATAGCTGTTTATCAGAGCGTTAACAACATTGATAAAGTTATTGGTGTTATCTCGTCGAATCAGTCGTCTGGGGCATTTCCTGGCGAGTGGGGCGAGGAGGATGATCCAAAGTTTGGCATACAATGTCTAGTTGCTGATTATTCTCCTATTAATCGTGCCGCGGAAGGCGCTACATTTTATGATGTCGGAAGTAATGTGTTAATGACGTCGGGGGGCATCATCTGGCAAGCCGAATTAGTATCAAAAGCGCCGATACTTAAGAGTTTGACGAAAGTTGATAATTCTACTGCTTATATTTCATGGGACTGGAATTGGTCTCAAGCAGATAGTGTGGAGATTTCTTGGTCGGATAACAGATTAATGTGGCAGGCAACAGAGGATCCGTCGACGTATGTTTTAACCAATACTAGAGAAGGAGAGCGGTATGTAACTGGTTTATCTGCTGGTACATATTATTTTCGTCTTAGATTTATACGGACTACTGGCGATACCGTTATTTATGGTAAGTATTCTGAGATAGCCGAACTTCAAATGGCCGAAGGCCCAACCACTCCAACTTTGACACTATCGGATGAAGATGGGATAGTGGCACCCGATCAGGAAGTGACCGTTTATTGGAAGTATCAATCTAATGACGGTACATCTCAAAGTTTTGCTAGATTGGGAGAAGCACAGAACACAAGTTCTCCTTGGAATTACACAGAAATAGATAGCCTGTGGACAAACACTGATAATTTTATTAAGTTGACTCCATCAGCTCTCGGATGGGCGGAGGGATCTACTCATCGTATCGGTGTAACACTTATGTCGGAATCAGGTAAATCGTCAAAAGAAGGATGGAGTGAGCCGGTGATGATCACGGTCGCAAATAGACCATCTATAAGCGTTACGAATCTTTCAGGTATTATACCGAATAACAATGCGAATGAAGCTTATGACTATAAACTGGTGGCTCTTCCGATTACTTGTACGGTTTCCGGATTCGGCGGTGAAGGATATTGTTCTGTGACAATAGAGCGAACTGAAGCGTTTGATATTTCTAGACCGGACGATACTCATACAATCGGACATGCGGGGGAAACGGTTTATGCTGAAACTTATTATTCGGATGAGGAGGGTGTAACAAGCTCAGAAGTTGCGGTTACTCTTGATAAACTTATCGGCCATTTAGATGATGGTGCTCAGTATCTTATGAGAATAGTGATTACCGACAAGTATGGGCAAACGGACGAAGCCAAGTACCCTTTTACAGTTGTTTGGAACGATCATGCTCAAATGCCTGCAGCTACTATCACAATCGATCAGGTAAACGACATAGCGCTGATCACTCCTACTGCTCAGTCAGTTGGGACCGGCGATTATTGTCAAATCTATCGTATGTCAGCGGATAAACCTCAGCTTGTGCTTGATCATGGAACATTCGGCACACAGTATGTTGATATTTATCCGACGTATGGAAGATTCGGTGGTTATAGGATCGTGTATGTCACTAAGAATGGCGATTATAAGACAGCAGGGAATCTATTAGCTATGACCGAGTATTCAAAGACCGGAAACGATGAGGATATTCAACAGTACGATAAATTCATGGTCTCTATCGAATTTGACAACAATGTTGTGGAATTCCCTGGAAATATTTCAATGAATCATTCTTGGGCGAAGGATTTTCAAACCACAAGATATTTAGGTGGATCTATTCAGGGCGATTGGAATCCGGGAGCTATAAGAACCGGTACGATCAATGGAACCATTCCTGTCGATTATGAGCCTGAGGCTATGTATGGTCTACGGCTTCTTGCTGATTATGCCGGAATCTGCCATATCAGAACGCCGGAAGGCTCTAACTTCTATGGTGATATTCAGGTAAGAGATGATCGAGAAGAAAAATGGACTACAAGAATTTCAAAGATTTCGCTGAATTACACAAAGGTTGATGGTGCGGAAGACCAACTTATGACATATGCAGAATGGCAAGCACGACAAGATAATGAATAGAAAGGAGGTCTCTTCATGGATTGGAGAAAAGGCTTTACGTCAACGTATTATCTATCTTATGTAGATGTCAACACATGGAGAGACACCGAACGAATCGAGATAACCGGTGGGAGTGTTAAAACAGAACTAAGCGGTTTACGAACGTCTGCAGATGTTGACTGTGTCAATTATGGCGAAACAAACGAAAGATTAGTAAGAGTATGGCTAGACGCTACTCAGATTGGGGGTAGAGACAGCCATACTCCTTTATTTACAGGCTATGCTGCATTTCCGGATAGGAAGATCAACGGGAATGTGGAAACTGAGAGTCTGCAATGCTATTCGGTATTGCTTCCATCATCCGATATATATTTGCCGAGAGGGTGGTATGCCCCAGTTGATATGGATGTAAGTCTACTGATCAAGCAGCTTCTTAGACCGACAAGAACGGAAGTTATATTTAGGCCGATGAAAAAGACTACTAACTCTCTTATAACCAGATCCGTTATTGCAGAGAGCGGCGAAACGAATCTTAGCATGGTTGAAAAACTTCTTGAGATCATGAATTGGCGTATGTGGATCGATGGGTTTGGCAGAGTATATATTGCTGAGTACGACAGAGAACCAGTAGCTACATTCGATTCGGTATTAAACGATATTATGGAGCCTGCTGTAACAGTCAATCACGATTGGTTCGATTGTCCGAATGTTTTAAGAGTTATTATGGACGAACGTTCTGAGATAGCATATGACAGAGATTCGGATAGTCCGATGAGTATTAACAAACGAGGTAGAGAAGTCTGGTATGAAGAGGAGAATGTCGATCTGAATTCTGGAGAAAATCTAGAAGAGTATGCTAAGAGACGTCTTAAAGAGCTTCAGAGGGTGTCGACAACTATATCATACGATAGACGATTCAATCCTGATATTTATCCAACAGATGTAGTGAGATTAAATTATCCTAAACAGGATGTAACGGGCCTGTATATGGTGTCGTCTCAGACAATAACCCTTGGTTTTAACGCTAAAACGTCAGAGGAGGTGATTAAGATTTGAGCTCGATCGATAGTTTAGCGAAAGATCTGTATAAGATCATTCACGATAAAGAAGAGAAGGGCCCAAAGCCTTATGAACCGGTTGCCGAAGTGGTAAAAGTTGACGAGAACAACGATGATATTTTGTGGGTCAGAATCCCTGGAAGCGAGGGAGAGACCCCTGTCGAACGAACTGTAAGTGCTAATGTCGGTGATAGAGTAAGAGTAAGGGTTTCCGGTGGTAGAGCTTGGGTTATAGGTAATACTACAAACCCTCCGACTGATGATACGATGGCTCGGTCAGCACATTCAATGGCTTCTATAGCTAATGATACAGCCAACGATGCGTTAGAGTATGCTAAATTAGCAAACACTAAAGTTGAAGAAAATGCTGCTAGCATGGCTGAGCAGGTCATAAGAATTGATAGTGATATTTCAGGACTTCAAGATCAGATAGACGGTAACATTACAACTTGGTTTTATGATTATGCCCCTACCAATCAGAATTACCCGGCAAACGAATGGATTTCTGAGGGAACCGAGAGCGAGCATCTTGGAGATTTATTCTATAACACAACCACTGGTTATGCTTATAGATGGATGTCCGATGGTGCTGATCCTCCAACATATTCGTGGGGCAGAATCACAGATACAGATGTAACTAAGGCTTTAGCTGATGCGGCACAAGCACAAGATACAGCCGATCATAAAAGACGAGTATTTATTAATCAGCCAATCCCGCCATATGACGTTGGCGATTTATGGTGTGTGGGGACGACTGGTGATATTTTGACATGCACTACAGCAAAAGCTGAAGGAGAACAATACGAATATTCCGACTGGTCAAAGCTTAATAAGTATACTGATGACTCTGCACTAACTTCATTTATATCTGGAACTTACTCAGTTGACAAGATTAGTCTTCAGAATCAGATAGATGGCAAAGCTGAAACTTGGTATCAATCAAACGATCCATCTAGTGCTTGGACTACTTCAGAATTAAGAAGCGAACATGAAGGAGATCTTTGGTATAACACAACAAACAATACAACTTGGTACTGGGATGGATCACAGTGGGTCCAGCAAAATGTACCAAATGAAGTGTTTGATAAAATAGACGGAAAAGCTCAGATTTTTACTTCGCAACCGACACCCCCTTATAGTGTAGGAGATTTGTGGTGTGTAGGGACAACTGGTGATATTTTAACATGCATAAGATCTAGATCCTCTGGGAGTTATGTCGCTAGTGATTGGGAGAAACGTAATAAGTATACTGACGACTCTGCGTTGACCACGTTTATTTCTGGAACGTACTCGTCTGACAAAACAAGTCTTCAGAGCCAAATAGACGGTAAAGCTGAAACTTGGTATCAGTCTAGTGATCCATCAACCGCTTGGACGACTTCAGCATTAAAAAATGCGCATAAAGGTGATTTATGGTACAAAACAACTGATGGAACTACTTGGTTCTGGAACGGAACCCAGTGGGTTCAGGAGAATGTTCCAAATGAAGTATTTGACAAAATAGATGGGAAAGCACAAGTATTTACATCACAACCGGTTCCGCCTTATGACGTAGGTGATATTTGGTTTGTAGGAACAACCGGTGATATTATGACCTGCGTTAATGCTAGAACTTCTGGTAATTATGTAGCCAATGATTGGCAAAAGCGGAACAAGTACACGGATGATTCAGCATTGACTACCTTCTTATCTGGGACATATGCAACGGACAAAACAAATCTCCAAACACAAATAGACGGTAAAGCTGAAACTTGGTATCAGTCTAGTGATCCGTCAACAGCTTGGAACACGACAGCATTAAAGAATGCGCATAAAGGCGATTTGTGGTATAAGACAACTGACAATACAACGTGGTTTTGGAATGGTACAAGTTGGGTTCAGGAGAATGTTCCGAATACTGTATTTGACAAAATAGACGGGAAGGCACAGGTGTTTACATCGCAGCCAGTCCCTCCGTATAACGTTGGTGATATTTGGTTTGTTGGATCTTCCGGGGACATATTAACATGTGTTCATGATAGATCTTCTGGTAATTATGTCGCTAGTGATTGGGAGAAACGTAATAAGTATACGGATGATGCCACAGCAAATGAAGCGGCCACAAAAGCTACATATTATTTATCTTCTGGAGAAGAGGGCGTAATGATTGCAGATTTGAGAAATGGTCAGTCTACTCCATCGACTGTTACTGGAAGAAATGTATATATTGATGCAGATTCTGTTGATATTCGTGATGGACAAGATGTGTTGGCGTCGTTTGGAGAAAAAGTAACTATAGGTTCTCAAGATACGGCGCATATATACATAGATGCTAATAGCATTAAAGGCATATCAAAAAACGAGTATTTTTCGATTAACGCTACAACCACACAAGTAGAACAATGGATTTCTATTGGAAGAACGACATGGAGGAGTTATGTTAAATACAGCGTCAATATAGATCTTTCAAATGATACATGGTATGACTCAAAATGGAATGCGATGGCTACCGGATCGAATTTTAGAGTTGTTGTAAAATATGTGGGAAGTTCTTTAGATGTTTCAGCTATAGAATATGTTGAATTTATTAAGGGAACTGAGGATACAAATAATACTTATGTCACATATGATGGCGAAGATACAATTACGTTAACAGCTAGTTATCCTTCAATTGTTCAAAATTACTCATATAGAGATGTGTCAGTACAGGTATACGAATTATATAATGCACCAGTTTATAAATTTGGTGATAAAATGGAATACAATTCTACTGGCGCATTTAGTTTTTTAATGGGTACAGGAACATATTCCACAACGCCAAATCAATTAGTTGTTGGAACATATAATGCTGGCTCGCAAGGGCTTTTTGTTGTTGGTAATGGAACGGGTAATGGCGATAGATCAAAGGCGTTTGAAGTTCTAAACACTGGTGATATTTATGCGAGTGGCGATACAAATTTAGCAGCTGGAAAAAAATATCTAATAAACAACCATCCGTTAATAACTTCTGGAACACGTACAGAAAGTAATATTTCCATTAATGCTGCAGGAAGTAACGGATATACAACTTTTGATATTGATATAGGTTCTTCTAGTTATAAAGCTATAGGATTGGTTGGCTATGACTGGAGCGGGGATGGTGTTTCTTATTTATCAATTTACGACTTCTTTATAAAAGGTGATCAAGGTGAAGAACAAGCTCACGTTGGAGTTAGGAATTATTCATCAACAGCTAGAAGTGGACTATCGTTAAAAATTTATATTCTTTATATGGCTGTAAGATAGGAGACTTCCATGTTAACATCAACAACCACAAACAATTCTACTATTATAGTAGTGATACCAGCACCAAAGCCTCCTAATATTTGGACATCCGGATATGTTAGCTGGAATTCCACGGTACCTATGTGCTGCGTGCATTGCTCAAATCATCCAATGAACGGTGGATCAGGCATATGTGCATGCACGGCGCCTCTAGCATCCGGCGGAGGCATTACGTGTTAATTATATTTTAACCCGCGCTGGCCGGAGGATTTGAGAATAGTCAGCACGTGTATGATACAGACCTCCTCACGCCTCTAAACTATGCGTACCATGAGGGGGTTGTTTTTATTGCTTATATTTTGGAAGGAGACGTTTGTATGAACAAAGAATTTTGGAAGGCGACCGGTATAAGATGTCTTAGGTCATTCATCTCTGTAATAATGGGTGGATGGACTGCCGGCACTCTTATCACGGAAGTCGATTGGAAGTTAACTTTCCTCGCGGCGATTTCAACAACGGTTTATATCTTCCTGGCTTGTGTACTTGCGGGCCTTCCGGAAGTTAAACTGGCGGATACTCTGTACGCTTTAGACAACGATCCACTCGAAGACGAGGAAGAAGAGTTCGATGATAAAGACGAGGACGGTGATGCATAATGGCACTCCTGACAGTCGAAAAGAGGAAGTTATATTTTCAGAAGTTAGATCTTGGTGAGTATAACGAAACTAATATCAAGAAGTTTCAGAAGAAGTATCTGAGAGCTAAGGATGTAGACGGTATTTACGGAACCGATACAGATAGACTCCTGAGACATGTATACAATGTAACAAAATATACAAAGAATTTCTCACCTGAGGAATTCAAATGTGAATGCGGTGGTAAGTACTGTACAGGCTATCCGACATGGATGAAGAAGGTGGAGCTTGAAAACCTTCAGGCTATTCGTACACACTTCGGGCGTCCGATGAAGGTCACCTGCGGAATGAGATGCCGTCCGTACAACAACAGCCTGGCAGGATCAATTCCTAACAGTAAACACCTTACCGGTTATGCTACAGATTTCTACATGCTCGGCGTGACAGATACGCTTACTAATCGTAAGGCAGCCATCAAATGGATCAAGACGTTGCCGAATCACAACTATACTTATGGCAATGGGATCAATTCAAACGGTGTGAAAGTGGCTGCTTCTTATATGGGTAACGCACTTCACACAGATACGAATAAGCCCGTAGCAAAAACAGAAACGAAATCCGAAAAATCCCCCGCAAAGAAAATTGAGAAAAAGCTTTCAAACCGAGAGAAGCTAGCAACTTGTGCATACGAATTCGCGTATCATAGTAACACTAAGAAAGCGAGCTACCCTAGCGGCGCTCCTGTAAAAGCTTATGCAGAGGCTCTGGATAAGTATTTTGGAAAGAAGCGCAGATGGGCGAAAGCTGCAGCAGCCGGTGCGAGCTGTGATGTATTTGTTGCAACATGCATAAGAGCAGCTGGACTTGGTAAGAATGCTCCAAGGGGGATGGTGAGAAGCTGGTTGAATAAATCAGATAATTTTAAGAAAGTTAAAGTTACTGCAGATACCGTCAAAGACGGCGACATTATATCCATATATTGGAGTAATGGTAAACCTCATTGGTGTATAGCTTATGGTGGCAAAATACTAGAAGCATCCTTTAATGGATGGTGGCCGAAAACGACAGATACTCTTAAGTCCCGATTGAGTAAGAAGGGCAAACAGAGTGTTATTGTTTACAGAGCAAAGTGAGGTGGAACATGGACGAATTGGTAAGAAATCTCACACTGGAACAGGTCTCATTCATAGTTATATTTGTAGCAGGTTTAATAGTAGGTATAAAGCAATTGAAGAAGGAAATTAAAGACGCAATATCTGAGTCTCTTAAAGACGAGTTTAAGGAGATCAACGATAAACTCGACAATCTTCAGAAATCCTTAACGAATGTCGATACTCAAACTTGTAAAAATTTCCTGGTAAGATATTTGGCAGATGTTGAGAGAGGCGCTCATATTTACGATGATGAACAAAAGCGCTTCTGGGAAGAATTTGATCACTATACTCTCGAATTAAATGAGAACTCTTATATTAAAGAATGGGTCGAAGAACTCAAGAAGGAAGGTAAACTAAAAAGAGCTAAGGAGGAGTGATGAGTTGGACTAATTTGATTGTGGATGACAACTACAACATCAGTCTCGTCCGAGGGGATACTGCATATTTTGATATTCCACTCTATGAGGTTGATGATGAGGGTCAGGAAACACCATATACTCCTCTCGAAGGAGAAAGACTGAGATTCGCACTATCGGATAGATACGGTGCCAATAGGTCGGAAGTACTGATCTATAAGGATATTCCGATCGATTCGCTTATACTTAAGATCGAGCCGGAGGATACGAAACCTCTAAAATTCGCTAAGTATAAGTATGACATCGAATTTACCGATGTTGCGGGTAATGTCACTACCGTCCTTGAAGCGATATTTACGGTAATGAAGGAAGTGTACTAGCATGATACAAGCTCGAGTGACAGAGAGTTATGGTGTGCTGAAATGCATCATTCATTCGAGTCGACCGTCATTAAAAGGACGAATACGTATATCTAAAAGTGAGCCGGTGGAGCCATATACTGGAGAGTATACGATCACGCCGGCTCCTTTTAATTCTCAGACACTTGAGACTGCCGGTAAACGTATGAGCGACGATGTAACGGTGCTGGCAATACCATATTTTGAAACATCTAATATTTCAGGAACAACAGTATATATTGGAGGAGAATAATGCCTAATCAGTATGTAAATAAAGTTATATATGGCGGTAATACTCTTATCGACCTTACAGGCGATACAGTTACCGCAGCAGACGTTCTTAAGAATGTCACATTCCATCTGCCAAGTGGTGCAAGCGGTACGGGTACCTGCGCTTATGACGTAGACTCCTCCAATTGTACCGCAGCAGTAGCAGAAGTCTTGGCTACCAAGACTTTTGCAAAGAACGGATCAGTTCTTACAGGAACTATGCCGAACAGAGGCGCGGTTTCAGGTGTTATATCTGATAAATCGACGCCTTATACGATCCCTCAGGGTTATCATGACGGATCCGGTACGGTCGGACTTGATTCTTCTTCTGCGTCGGCACTCGTTGCAAATAATATTCGTGAGGGAATCGAGATTCTCGGCATTACAGGTACCATGAGTGGGTCCGAGGGTATGCATCCGCAGACCAAATCTGTGACACCGACTACAACTTCTCAGACGATAATCCCGGATTCGCCGACATACAACTGTCTTTCGCAGGTAACAGTAGCAGCGATTCCTTACACAGAAACAGACAACGCAGCCGGAGGTAAGACAGTAACGATCGCAGCAGCTGCATAGGAGGTATCCTATGGCTAACAATCAATACGTTAATAAAGTTATATTTGGAAATAATACGATTATTGATATTTCAGATACCACAGCTACTGCTTCGGACGTACTTAATGGTAAGTATTTCTATACTGCATCTGGACAGAAAGTACAGGGTACAGGTGTTGCTGGTTCTGTAACACAAGACCAAGACGGGTATATTGTATTACCGAGTACAGGCGGTGGCGGAGGTACGACATGGCAAACGATAATCAATAGCAATTATACTATTGTATCCGATTCGCCGAATTACGTATCTATCGCTCCATTCGATAATCCAGCTTTGGGAGCGAATCAAACTTGGCGAGTAACTTGGGGTAGTAATACTTACACGTATACCACGGAATACTCTTCGCAAATATCGGGATATTTTATCGGTAATTCGGGTGTTGTAGGTGGTACAGATGATGGCAGTGGTTGCACATGGTGGGCGTATATGCGTACCGCAACACAGCTCGTGTTCATTACCACAGACTCGGCTGGAACGAAAGCGATAAAAATGGAGTTACAGCAGTCGAGTGGAGGCGGTGAAAGCTGGAGTTGGATGGGAAAGAATCCGACGAAGGTAAAGACGAGCCTGGACGAGAAGAAATACCTCAAGGACACCGATTTTGCCACTTGGACTCCAACGACCACACAGACGACACTGGCCGCAGGCACGACACTTGACGCATATACAGCCGACTTCGACAGCTATGATTATATCGTCTTACATCGGTTCCACACGCATTTTGAATATTCAACATCCGTCAACCCGCATGTGGATAACTATTATTTCGAAGCCGCATATAATGCTATCGGCTATGCGTCGAACTACAGCAACATGACAGCAGACACCATCAACAGCGTAACTGGCACTGCCACGATTACAGGATATGGTTTGGATTATAAGAACTCGAGCGGAGCCAATTCGTATGCTTCGCAAACTTATGGAGTGTATGTGAGCGGACTTACTACACCGGGCACAAGCACTACCTCAATAACTCCAAAAACTTCCGCAGTGTACGCAAGGTGCGGAAATTCCCATTTTTCAACAGCCGCGGCTGAGGTCGTAAACCAAAACACTTCATATTATGAGCAAGCCATCGAAATATGGAGAGTCGACAGGGGGACATCGTTGAACGGAGCGCTTCGTAAAGACGTCCATGATATGTGGCTCAACGGCTTTTAGGAGGTGATATTCAATGGCAGACACATTAGAAATATTTGGCACTGAATACACCAACGTAGCGGGTATAAAGGCCACAGATGACAATAATCAGACCAAGACTTATATTCGACCACAGGGCACAAAGAGTATTGCTTCAAACGGCACAGGCATAGACGTAACGGCATACGCTTCTGTCAACGTATCGGTATCAGCACCAAGCCCGACACTTCAGACCAAGACCGCAACGTACACGCCATCGACATCACAGCAGACAGCCTCGATAACAGCCGATTCAGGCTATGACGGACTTGATGAAGTGGATATTACTGTCAATGCGATGCCGAATGCATACTGGGGTGAATATACTGATTCTGCAGGCATTGAGGACGATATATGGTTTTACGAACGGACATATCCTAATGCTGTAGGCGGATACATAGACGAAGGAGATATGTTCATCTCTATTGGGATTGACTATGAAACCAAGACAGCAACGCCGACTGAATCATCGCAGACAATAACACCGACAGATGACTATACATATCTTGGTGGGGTCACAGTAAACGCAATCCCATCAAACTATGTCGGTAGTGGCATCACACAGCGTTCATCGTCTGACCTAACCGCAAGCGGTGCAACTGTCACAGTACCAAGCGGCTATTATTCAGCACAGGCAAGCAAGGCAGTCGCAAGCGGTACGGCAGGCACACCGACAGCCACAAAGGGTACAGTCAGCAATCACAGTGTAAGCGTCACTCCGAGCGTAACGAATACGACAGGATACATCACAGGAAGTACGATAAATGGTACGGCTGTTACAGTATCCGCATCAGAACTTGTCAGCGGAACATACACAGTCGATTCAAGTGGCACAAAGGATGTAACGAATTACGCATCAGCAAGTGTGCCGAGTATGACCCTGCCAACAACAGGGTCAGCCACATCTACAGGAACACAAAAGGCTATTGTTCAAGCAATGGACAATAGGGTGCAATACATCAATATCCCTACTGGGTACAATTCATCAGCAACATACTATGAAATCCCACAGTTGATTTTAGGGACAAAGACCATAACACAGAACGGCACATATATCGCTGATAATGACGACTTGCAAGGGTATGGGGCGGTCACGGTCAATGTAAGTGGCGGCGGTACGCCGATGCATGTGGAGGACTTGCCAGACAGCGTAACATCTGTTGCATCTTCTATATCTTTTACAGGATTAAGTGGTGAGCCAAAAGCATTTTGGTTTATGCTTGATACCAATATTTCTACTGGCACGCCTTCAAAAATCGCGGCAGTAGTATATGACGGCACAGATTTACACGCACAGACAATAACGAATACATCCAATGCTCAAGTCACATACGATGGCGCAAGTTTAAGCAAGTCATATTCAAACGGCACATTAACCATTACAAGTAGTGGAGCGTCGTTTGTAACTAACAACATATATTATGGCGCATATGTATACGGTGGTGGCGCGATTGATACAAAAGACGTGCAAGTTGGTAGCGGCGCAACAAGTATCACATTCACAGGACTTGAAGATGAACCCGAAACATGGTCTTGCATATTTAAGTCGAATTTTAGCACATCAAGTGGCTACCAAAGGACTATATACGTTGGGAAAACGGAAAATGGAACTTCTGGTTTTGAGATGGATTCGGCGGCACATAATGCTGTGCATTGGACATCATCATATTCAAACGGTTCTTTTACCATTACTTCGCAAGGCACAAATGTTGGCGGTTATTTCCACCAGCCAGGCTACTATCAGTTGACCTACGCATATGACGATGGTAGTGGTGGCAATTATCAAACAAAGAGCGTAACTTATACTCCATCTACAACCCAACAAACCGCGACAATACAAGCAGATAGCGGATATGATGCTTTAAAGAAAGTCAATATTACAGTTAATGCAATGACTTCTATGACACTTCCAACTACATCATCGGCATATTCATCTGGTACGTTTAAAGCAACTATTACACCAACTTCATCGGCACAATATATCAATATACCAGTTGGTTATAATAGTACCGCGCAGTATTATACAATTTCTGCGGCAAGTGGTGGTGGAAGCGCGAGTATTGGTTCAAAAACACTTACTCCATCTAATAGACCAACAAGTATTCAATTTACTTCAATGAGCGGTTCACCAAAAGCATTTACCTTACGTTGTACCGCAGCAATGTCTCGTTCATCGAACAGTTCATATTACTATGTAGCACATATAAGATATAATGGTACAAATACCTATGGTAACTGTTGGAGAATGTCAAATGGTAACTGGACAAATATTACAAGTGGATATTCATTCTCATATTCAGGAACAACATTAACAATTACATCAAGTGGTTCTACTACAACATCACCTGGTTGTTTTTATCCTGGTGAATATGAATTAGTTTACATATATTAAGGAGTTATTTATGTTTGCAGTAATTGAAATACAAAAAAATGGAGAAATTGCAACGCCTATAACAACTTTATTCTCTGATAAGGACGCCGCATATAGTCAATATCATACTATTCTTGCGGCGGCCGCAATCAGCGAAGTTCAAGAACATAGTGCAATTCTTTTATCCGAAGAAGGAAGTTATA